CCGTTGTTAATGCTTCATTTTCAGCAAAATTGCCAAATGTGTCAGTTAAAGTTTTGAAGATTGCGTCAGTATCGCCGCCTTTAAGAATTGTTGAATCTAAACCTAATCCAAGTCGTCCAAGTGAAGTTGCGTTGCCGTCGTAGGCTTTACCTAATGCGTTTGAAACGGCTTCAAGCGGTTTGCCTGTTGCCACTGAAATGTCTAGTGCCAGGTTAACTAATTCCTGCGCCTTTTGAACGTCATTCGTCGATCTGACCAAACGTGAAAATGCTGGACGTAGTGCGTCGTCAGTTACGCCAATGGCAATTGAAGTTGTATCTATCCAGTCATCAACGGCTGCAATTTGTTGTTCGGTTGCAGTAGTTGAAGCACGCAAGGTTTCAGCTAGTTTGCGTTGGGCTGATTCGTCAGCCAATGCGTTTTTAACCGATTGAACCGCAAATGCAGTTGCCGCAGCACCAACGACTGCAAATGCCGCTACGGCTTTTTTGCCAAAATCGCCAAGCGTTTTGGTGTAGTCGTCGGCTGCCTTTTCACCTGTTTTAAGGCTGGAAACTAAATTGCTGACGTCTCCAAGAATGGAAAGTTTTAACGTGCGACTCGGTGCAGCCATTCTAGTTCCACTTCTTTACAATGACAGAAAACGATTGTTCCCAACGTTTTACAATTTCGGGTTGGATACGGCGCAAGGTTGGATAAATAAACCAACCGCGCGATCCGCGACCTTCTTTACCTGACCAAACGGGAAATTGTTTTTTTGTGTTTGAACCAAATTCATTGCCGCCCCAAAGTTGTTGAGTTGTTCCGCCACCGCTAAATTTCTGCCGAGCAAACCCATAAGAAATTTCACCGATTTTTGACGACTTTGAAACCACCGCGCCTGTTGCAATTTTGACCGCAGCGGCTTGACCCTTTGATCGCAGTGCAGCGGCGTCAATAACACTTGAACGAACATAATCTGCCAATTCACTTGATTGTTTTTTTGCTTGATCGGTGGCTTCTTCGTCCATTGCTTTGAACGCTTTAATTATTCCGCGCAATTCTGCTTTGTCGTAGGCGACTAAATCATCTGTCATTATTGCGCCTTTCCAAAATGTCCATTGCGGTTAAAATGTCTTCGGCAGTTTCAAAACAATTTGGGGGTAGCCCCGTTGCCAGGGCTACTTCCCAAATCAGTCTTGCAAGGCTTCCGACTGCGTAACTTTTGGGTTTTCGTTGTCACCGACTAGCACGTCAGAAATTGTTTCTGTCCACACTTCGATCGGCTTGACTGGCTTTCCTGCCGCTTCACGCTTCATGGCGTGATAGGCAAGAAACACCAAATCCGAAATACCAATTTTATCTTGTGCCTGGGAAATGTTGTTTCCCGTGCTTTTTTCCCACTTTACCCACTCAGGCGGTGCAGCCGTGTAAGTTGCTGAATCGCCATTGTTGTATTCGATTGTAATTGCTAGTTTCATTTTTTCTCCCGATTGTTAGGTTTTAGAATGTCTCTGTGACTTCACTTACAACAACAAATGAAAGTGTAATCGTTTGTGCGTCAGGCGCAGACCCGCCCACGCTTGGGTACACTGGCAAAACAGTGAATGCAAAAACTGCGCCTGTTGCGGCAGTTAGCGAAACGCTGATTGGTGCGTTTGGTGATGTCTCCATTGCTGCCCATAATTCCTCGCACAATGATGAGGCTGCACCCCAGTCAGCTAGCATTTCGACTTCGAATGCCCACTGGTTGTCAATTGTCTTGTAAGCCTTACCGTCAAGTGTTTGGTAAGTCTCTGTCGTTGGCGTGTTAGTTAGTGTTGCACTGGTCGCTTGTGCGTCGTAAGAGTCGTTCCCGATCGTCAAGACAAGATCGCGACCCGTGATGATCGTTGTTGCCACGTTGTTTCTCCTTAGATTGTTTGTGTGTAGTACGTTGAAACGTTGATGTCCGCGACAAGCATTGGTGATTGCCCGACTTCCAACACCGTTGGTTTGTCAACGGTGTCAACAACGTATCCTGACGGCAATGCCGTAAGAATTCCTATGATGAGTTTTTCTAGGTTATCCAATGACCCCGCATTGCTATTGGAAGCAACCACGGCGGTAATGGCAAAATTTAATTTAACTTTTGTCGCTGCCTTGCCGATTAAAACGATTTCCATGTACGGCGTTGACGGAACAATTACGATCGCTGGGGGAATAGGCGATTCGGGAACGCTCGGATAGACGTTTGCTGCTAATGCACTAAACGCGTTTGATAATGCTGCGCGGGTTTCAGCAATTGAGTTGGCTGGCACTATTGCACGACCGTTTCGACGTCCAAATAAGGCTGCAACAGGCTACTGACGCGATTTGTTAACGAACGCCCCATCCTGTATGGCGTACTTTGAAAATCAACACCCTGGATTTCGCCACCTGCCGCGACGCGACTTTGAAAGACCTCGACGCTTACCGCCAAAATAGCTGATTCGATTGCTGGGTTGTTGGCGTAGATTGCCGCGGCTGAATAGCCTGACAATGTTGCACTGCCTTCAGGAATTATGTCGCGCTCTGTCACGTCGGCTGACGTAATGGCTGCGGTGAAATAGTAATTGGCAGTGTCCACAACCGTAACCGTTGCGGTGAATGGTGCTGGCAAACCAGTGACCACAATTGACTGACCTGGCACAAAATAGTGCGGGCGTTGCGTGTAATACGTTGCCACGTTGTTTTTTAATCCATAAGCACTAACCGCTGAAGTATTTGCCACAAGCATTGGCAAAATCACGGCTTCACTTGTGTTAATTATTTCATCTAGATAACTGTCACTGTATAAAGAAACGGACACGCCAAGCACCGTACGCAATTGGCTCGCAGTAACAATGGCTGGCATGTCCGTTTCCTTTCGATCGGCTGCGGCGCGTTCGGGAGTGACCGCGCCGCATGTCTAGTTTTTTACTTGTTGTTACGGAATGCACCGTTCGCAAGTTTGATTGCAGTTGCGCCAAATGAGTAAATACCCACGGTAATTGAACCGTCGGCTGTTGACTCTGAACGCAATTGGAAATTGCTTGACTCGTACCATGTGTATGCGTCAGGGTTGACGATAATGAGTGAACCGTCATCTGAACCCGCTGGTGCTGAGAAGTCTGCGTATAGATCAAGACCTGCAACATTCCCACGAAGACTGTCAGGGCGCAATGCACCGCCAGCATTCTGAGGTTGTGAAGCAACGTAGATCGGACGTCCATTGTCATTTAGTGACATTGTGTTTGCCCATTGGCTTGCACCCATGATGATGTTGCGTGCAAAACCTTGTGTGTTTGTATAAACAGTTGCAGCACCGCGTGAAACGTATGCAAGCAATTCAGCGGCAGTTGGAAGTGCAGCTAATGTTGTTCCGTCAATTGCTGCGTTTGCAACAAGAATTCCATTGACGTATTCGTTTTGTGCCTTAGCAAGCGCACTTACCATGTTTCGCAATAATTCGTCAAAAAATAATGGAGAACTGCGTTCTAACAATTCTACGCTAAATTTTTGCTGCCCCGCCATTTTTACGACTGGGACTGATAAGAAACTGCTCTCTTGGTCAGTATTTGAAAACGCTGATGTCTCTGAAGTTACTGCAACAGTTGGCATTGCGTCAATGCGTGGAATTTCAAATGTCATTCCAGCGTCAGGCAATGTGCCACGGCTGATCGCGTCAATGCTTGGGCGAATTGTGTTGCCAAGTCCATTGATGATTTCTGTCAATTGACGTGTTGGAACAAGTCCAGCGTTGTCAGTTGTTGTTGCACCATTGTTTGCAGCATAAACATAATCGCGTGCGTCTAGGTCACCCATTGATGAACGAATTGTGTTTTCTAAGTACTTCGCAGCGGTTACTTCAATGCGTGGCTTTGATGTAAAACCACCCACCTTTGGGCGCGCTGACGCAGTGATTGATTCTGCGGCTTCGACCGTCTCGACGGCTTCCGCTTGTGTGACGGTGTTGTCCACTTCGTCTCCTTCTGTTGTTGGTGTTTCTTCCGTTTCAATTGTTGAATCGGAAACTTCGTTTTCTTCTTCTTCAGTTGCAGCAACGGTTTCAACGCGTGCTGATCGAATAGCTGGTTCGCTGGTCAATGCCACGGCAGTTAATTCGCCTTTCAAAATGCGCACTGTTCCGTCTTTTAATGTTTCGTATTCGTCAAATGAAACTTCCACACTAAATCCGTCGCGCAAACCTTCGGCGGCTTCGACTAATGCGTCATTGCCAGCGGTTGTTGCAGCAATTTTGAATGTTGCCGTCATGTTTGTGTCGGTGCTTTCAATGCTTAAAGTTTTTCCAATACGGCGTGAACGATCATGCTCTAGGTTAAGCAAAACGGCTTTTGGTTCAATGGAACCTTTGGCAAATTGAACTTTTCCAATTGAAGCGTTGCCAGTTTCTTCAAACGTGACAATTGTTCCGCTGATTGTGCGACTATCAGAATCGGCAGCGGTTATCTGAAACGGTGTAATGACTTTTTTCATAGCAGCATGTCTTCTTCCTCGCGTATTTCTTCGATTGACATTGCGCCAATGCGATTTAAGATTTCGTACACTTGCGCACGCTCGTAAGGGTTACCGCGTAAGAAGTCGTCCAAATCAAACGACACACGATTGCCCGCTGGCGTAAAATCTGCAAAAGATAAACGTTGTTCAATAATTGACATGTAATTTCTAAACGCAAAATCCACAAGGTCGCGTCTTTTGTCTAACGCATTTGAATAAGTAAATGTCGATTGTTGCGAATCGGTGAAATAGGCTGGAAGCCCTGCCGCCCTGGAAAGTTCCAGCGCCAAATAGTTTCTTGCTTCATTTAGCTGCAAATTCTTTGGGTCGTATCCAATTGTTGAAAGATCAACGTCAGCGTTCAAATAAATAACGGATTTCTTGGCACGGTTACGAATTGCACCAAGTAACTTGGAAACTCGATCGGCTGGCAATGATGTTCCGTTTGATTTCAAAACCATTTGTGGAATTGGGTCGGCTGCAAAATCTAGCGCAGCACGTTCCAATGCTGCGGCTGCGCGAATTGTACGACCAGCGCGATTTAGCAAACCTTCTTGTGCGCCAGCGAATACAACCAAATTTGCTGGGTCAACATAAGACCCGTCGATTGAGTAAGAAACAATTTCTGTCCCAATGCCATTTGTTTGAATTGTTACGCGCTCAGGCGCAACACGTTCCATTGCACGAATTTTTCCTGTATCTGCGTAGCGTTCCATAACGTATGCGTACGCACTCGGAAAGAAAAACAAATCGGAAATAATCCATGACCAAAATGTTGTCCCAGGAATTCGTGGGTCAGGCTGATTGATTACGCGTGGTTGCGGAACTTTCTCGCCTGTTGCTTCATTGCGTGTGTGCATTGGTAGTGAAGCAACGGTTTGAATAATTCCCAATGAACGTGCAATTGTTGGAATTGTCATTGCTTCAGATCGAATTGCGCTAGTTACACCCGAAAAGAAAAGTTGTCCTTGTTCAGGGTAATACGGCGCAATTGCAGCGGCGTCAACCGAAGCGGCAGTGACGGCTGCCTTCGGTTCGCTTGGAACGAATAGATCAAATAAACCCATGTGCAAATTGTGTCAGGCTTATACGATCTACCCCACCATGATGTCAAGATCATTGTCTTGGCGTGTCGCGAAGTGTGAAACAAGCGAAACTGCCACTGCGCCGCAAACAACCGATTTTGACGCACGCCTTCCAATAACCCAGCCGCCGTCACCGCGACGCAATTGAACCGCTGCCAAGATTTCTTCGGTTAGCTGACTTTGACCCCTATGTTTTAGACGACCGCTATTGATCGCTGAAAGCATTTCGTCACACGATTGTGGGTAATCACTGTCCATGTCGAAAATTGCAATGCCAGCGGGTGCAAGACGCGCCGCGACTGCGCCAGCGGTTCGACGACTGTACAAAACGTATTCGGTCGGATACTTGCGGGCGTAATCTGCTAATTCGTTAGCGATTGCTTTATCGTCCAATTGCAAATCGTTTGACCAGGTATGCAGCAATTTGACCACAAATGATTCTGACCCAAGTTTCTGAGCGCCAACAAGACTTGCGTGTTTTCTGTCGGGTGAAAGATCGATTGCCAACCACGTTTGCTTCTCAGTGTCAAGATCGACAGTTTTGTCTAGGCAGTTACCCCACGCCGCTGCGTCCACGGCAGAATTGATCGCAACAACCCAGCGGCACAATACTTCGGTCATGACTACGTCAGGCGGGTCATTCAAAACGCTTCGTACGTTGTCCGCGTGAATTGTTATGCCCATTGCTGGGTTTGCCCATTTGGCATTTTCAACGCTTATTTCGTCCGTTGGTGCTGACCATTCAAAATAACCAATTTCGTCGTCAGCGCCAGCAATTTTGGCAAGCGCCCTTTCTCTAAAAGAATTCAAAACTAAACTTGCATGGTCACCTGCGTTTGTGTACGCCATGACCAATGGATTGGGTGCAGCCATAAGGGTGTATCGCAATGACGCGAAAGATTCCATGTCTGACATTTCGCGCAATTCGTCCAAGTGCAAGGTTGACGGGCGCGATACACCGCGAGCAGCCGACCCGCCCGCTTTTACAATAAAGCGCGTCCCGTGGATTGTTTCGATTTCTTCAGCACCATGCGCCCAACGTATCCGCTTGACCTGTTTAGCTAGTGAATCGTTTTGTTCAATGACACTGACCAACGCCCTGAATTGTTCAAGGCTTGTTGCCAGGCGGTGCGCCGACCCAATTTGCAGCGGTTCGTTCCACAAAAATAAACCGCCAAGAATTCTGATCTGTTGTAAAAAACTTTTACCATTCTGACGTGCAACGCAAATGACATTGACGGGTGTAGCCCAGCGACCGTCGGGTTTAACTTTGTGCGTGTGTTCAAGTGCAAATTTTTGCCACGGCATGAGTTCCACGCCGATCGACGACGCTAAATCCACCAATTCAAGCCCGCGACTAGGCAAATCGTTCAATGGAGTGTGGATTCTTGGGGTTGCAACGCCAAAATGGCTGTTTTGCCCCTCTGTGTCTCTACCCAAAACCGTTTGAAGGCTATCTGAGCCACTTTGAGCCAGTAGGTGACCTTTTGTGACCTTGCTAGTCATTTTCATGGCTTTTTGAGTCGTTTTTGGGGGGAGTGAAGCCAC